TGGAAACAACGTTTAGACAAGCTTAAGAATCAAGCGTAACTAGACAGTTTTCAGAATAGTTATAGGGAGTTCTCTTCTTCGATATCGAGTTCTATCAGTCTACTGACAAGGAACAGCACATTATCTCATTCGGGATTCGATTCGAGGGAAGGACATACTCTGGGGTACTTTGCCCCCGAGCTCCCGCTTCGGAAAAGTGGTTATACGCACTAGGAAAGAAAGGTGGTTACGACTCTATCACCTCCTTCTTCTCCAAGGCTGACAGGACTTTCAATGCACGAGAGTATTTCAGCTGCGCCTAGCGCGCAGGAGAAGAACCGCAATACCACACCAACATCTCCATGTGGACACTACTCAAGAACCTGCAGCCAAGGTTGGTGGTCTACTGTGGAGGAACTGGCGAAAAAAGGATCGCTGAGCAGCTGCAGCTACCCCATGAGGACATGTATGCCATCCCTTTTGTTTGCCCGAAGATTTCCACTATCTGCAAAACTCACTTCCCCTATGAGGAGGTCCGCGTCATGGAACAGTTCTATCGAGGAACACCGAGCGACCAAACCCCATACCAGCTCTTCTAAGCAGCAGGTGATCAGAAAGCCCGAGCGGCTCTCGATCCCCCCCAGGTTAACCAACCAAGTCTCCCAGGTGTCGAGAAGCTCTATAGCCATACCCAAGCATCATCGGACACATAGACACTCATCATCACGGAGGCTTAATGGTTGAACTCGAACTGGAGAGCAGGTTGCGGAGCAGGGAAGAACATGTCGGCGTTTAAACGACTCGCACAAATCTCAGACTTCTACAAGAACTCCAAGAGGACAGATTACCTAGTCCCGGTCCTTGCTAGACTCATGCACGTGTGCCAACACCCAGACTTTGCCAGCCCTATCGGTTGGAAGCAACTCTTGCGGCTACAACTCGACGGTAGGCTCACTGATAAGGAAATCGGATCCCACAGTCAGGCCCTCCTCGATGCAATATCAAGCAGAGTAGCTCACGGGTTAAAGGGTAATTTGAGGGAGATCCTAGGTAGTAAGAATCACAAAATCGATCTCGATGATGTGGTTGCTGGCACTAGGGACGAATTCATCCGCACTGTGTACGCAAGCTAGCACAACGAGAAGGCTAAGGATATCCAATGGGCTGAAGATTTCAGCTTGGAGGTCCTTGGTAAGGAGGAACACGAAAAATAGACAAAGGATCGAATCAATTCGGCATTGAAGGAAAAGACAGAGCAGGTCAAATACGGTGACCGCCATCTATTCTTCCTTCCGATGCCACGACAGTCCTGCGCCGTTACAGCTCGTGAAATCCTTATTGGTAGCGTTGAAGCAGTTCACCCGCTCTAGGCCAACGACCAGCTCATGCCGGATGAATACGGAACCCAGCTCACTACTCCGTTCGAATTGACAGCCCCGAAAACCCACGACACAACGATTGATGGAAGGTTATCCCGCGGCTTGGATTTGAACCATGAGAAAGAGTTCCGGGTGTTCTTCTGCTAGCGTGATCTCCTCAAGTTCCTGGACAAGAACCTCCGGACAGGCTCAAAGTTCGCTGTCATCTACCACATGCAAACAGGTGACTACGGGCATGCTCTAGTTTTTTCAAACCAGCCTATTGTCTTTGGCTAGGATTATAGAATCCAGTCACTTGCCAAGAAAGCTAAAGGGAGGAACAAGACCAATGCAGCCAAGAGGTATCAGAGGAAAGATGTTGTTGCACACATTCGCAAGTGTATGGCATTTGAATCTGACCGTCCTACCTACCAGAACCATCTCACAGAACGTGAATTGGACTATGCCTTCTCCGTTCAGAAGGCAGTGCTTCTCAAAAAGCAGCTCCCACCTCCTAAGCCGATTACAACAGGCTTAGCAGCGGAATTCATCACCGAGAAGTACAAGTCCGACTTTGGTTAGATTTGGCAGGAGACTGGAGAATCTGTCAGTGTGCAGTTGAAGGAATCGAAAGTGAAGCCCGAGCTAGTCGCCCATGGAGGCTGTTGCAGACAGACCACGGAGACCAAGTTCAGCGAGAAGCGAGAGGCAGTCATTCTCACCATGTCCCAGGCGTATCGCGACGCAATTCCACCGGAGGTGCTCTATGCCATCCACAACGACACCAGGTCGTATGTCCAGTCGTAGAAGGAAGCTGGAAAGAGGAATTTCGATGTCAGACACGTCTACAGCAATGGTAAGTGGAACACCAACATTGAGGCTTACTTCCAAGGCTATGCCCCGCCATCCTACACGGCTTTTCTACCCTATATTCCGGGTATGACATAGGAGCAGGTCACTCTTGGAGGAAACAGTCATCAGGCTCATCCGTGTCTCAGGCACATTGCGGACCACAACCACGCTATGGCATGGCAAGATTTTGCCAGGCAAGTAAACCAGAACGGTTACAGAGGAGCATTCATCGGATCAAAATATGCCAAGGACCTCAACAGGTCCCGCTAGGTGTTTGATCTTTCCCCTGAGTCAGTTGTCTCGCATTATCCCGAGAAGGACCGTAGAAGTATTGTGAACTTCTGGAAGTCATCACAGACCGTTGTGGATTCAGACCACTACGACCCTCTGCCGACTGATTACCAAGAGGTTTACCCTCTCTACGACGCGTTCAGAGACCCCAAGAACCTACCGAGGATGGATCCCAATGAGAGCATTCGACAGCAATAAATCAAATTGCTCATGCGATCATGTGTCACGATCAATCAGGACTAAGCTCTTCTCTTACACACAGCTGAGAAGATAATGGCCTTCCCAAGGGACAAGGTAGAGCTACACGCAATCAGACCATCGGAGAATAGTTATGACAAGAGTTATCACACTCAGAACTACTTCGCTGGACCGAAAAGCGTTGGCTGTTTCAGGGAAATCTGCATGGAAGTACATCAGGAAGAACTATCCACATTCCATGCACGTGAAGCTTCAGTCCCAGGATCTTAGCCATTTGCCTATTTGATGTTGGACGTAACCTATTACCTCCGAGAGACAATTGATGAGATGACGCACAAGTCCGGACACACGGTCCACTATGCTGCAGCATCTTTCCACACTGTCCCGGGAGAATATCGGTTACCGTGGGAGAGCGGCACGCTCACAGTTGAGAATAGACTCAAGACCGACGTGGCCTTCTTGTCTTAGACTAGGACCCCACTTCCACAACGCATCACTTAGACTATGCGTGGCTCAGGCAAATCGTACGAGCACGAGAACAACTACATTGCTAACCAGCCTACGTCGAAAGTGTCGACTGGTTGGTTCTCGTACGAACATGGGACGACGACTCTCGAGGACTTTAAGATACTGCCCATCATGAGTACGCTCTTCAATATCCGACAGGAAAATTCGAACTGCTAGGAAGAGTACTTCATGAAACACAGGTAAGGCTTAATGGAAGGCGCAGCGCCACAACGGACCCTTGCAAGCATGATGAAGAATCATCAGGTGAGGAAGCCAATCCATAAGGTCTTTTCGGAGGCAGGTGAGTCAAGGGCCATCGCAGAAGAGCAGGGACACCTCCTTCTACGACCGGCTATAGTCAAAGGTTTAGTGGCCAGAGATGCTCCACGAAAGAGCACCAACATTATCAAAGTTGACCGCACCCGTCACAAATTCGCTTGCCACGGAGGCAGGGACGACACCTAATAGCCTGAGAAGCATGGGCGTAGGGAGGTCGTCCACCTAGTGAAAGACGGAGCGCAGCGTTGGCACGCGGACTACCTTAAGACTAAGGAGAACAAAATCAAGAACCCTCTGGTACACACCGAGGAGATGACAAACTACTACCGGACAAAGCTCCATACCTCTGACATTCTACGAAACCCTCACCCAGGGGTCGTGCTCTGTCAAGTCACACAGTAGAATTTGAATCGCCTTGATTAGTTCACACTTGAGAAGACTCTCGCACTCGGACCTTGCGGATGGGACAAGAAGACGAAGACCTACAAGCCTATGGCAGAGCTCAACAGGAACAAGAAGTGCACAAAAATGTCACTCCAGTCTCGGATCAATGGCCAGGAATATGAATTCTCCACCAAGGCTTTACAGAACATGACGTGCGCAGCTCAGAGGCAGCTGTCCGGAAGAGTAGTGGCCGACCCAGCACATTTCACAGCTTTCACGGCGATGGCCAAAGACTTGTGGCATCACTACTTCGGCATGCTCGACTTCGGCAGCATTCGAGACTACGTCTTCGCTGACTATCCTGAGAAGTTTGGATCCACTAAGAGGGACATATATCTGAAACAGATTGTCTGCCAACTAGCTGGCGACAGGATCCCCAAGTAGTGGAGCGGCACCGCCATGGTAAAAGGAGGAGAAGTCTATGTGGCTACTGAGAAGTGCAAACCCCACGAGTTCGATCTCACCAAGAACCGTCCCAGGTTAATTGCAAACCCTTTTCGAAACACACTCGGGCTGCCCCAGGCAATTTCGTCCATCGTTCAGAATCACCTGAAGAGGATTGAATCATTCGTCTGTGGTAAGAATCTGGTTGAGTTAGCGGCAAAGATCCAGGAACATGATCACCTGGACACCGTCATCTGTATTGACGGATCTGCCTTTGACTCGAACTAGCACGAGCCTATGCAGAGAGTGGTTCAAGGGCCTCTTTGGGACGAGGTTTCGAAGCACTTAGAGAAGTGGTTGTCAGAGAATGGGGCTCGGTTCCCAAAACGCACCGCATAGCAGTTGCATGAGCATTTTCACTGCTACGACAATCACCTCTACTTCTATGTGCCTACGATCAACGCTGAGTGGACAGAAGATCAGAAAGCCTCCTTCAAAATGCCGAGGGACTAAATGGCTGACTACCTGCCAGTAACACTGACGGGGACAACATTCTCAGGCCACTCGTTCAGGACGACCGTTGGGAACACTCTGAATTCAATCTTCTAGATGTTCTATTACATCTAGAACGCCGGAATTGATTAGCCTTGGAAATCACAACAGATCAGGGTTTTTGCTTCTGGCGATGATGGCATCATCATGACCACTAAGCATCTTGCGCGGCGCATTTCGGACTCAATCCGGGAGTGCGCTTGTCCCGAGAAGACATGGCCTACTCCCTACGGTTTAGGTCAGGTTATCACGGCGATAGATGTTGGTGGGGTTGAAGACATGAGTTTCCTATCTAAGACTTTCCATTACAATGGAGGTAAGCTCTACTGCCACCCCAATTATCGCAAAGTCTTGGAGACGAAAGAGTACTACACTGGACATAACCTCTCCATTCATGCGAATCCTTATGAGTACATGGATTCCAAGTTGAAGTAGTACGGCCCAGCGAGTGAAGAGTTGCACGACCTGTTGACAATCGCCAGGAGTTTTTTCACTTCCACCCTGACCAAGCAGGATAGCGAGAAGGTTGTGGACCAAATGAGGCAAATTGACTCCTCAAGGTTCATTGGCGACCTCGGTGGCGACGAAGGATACGTCAATCACTAGTGCTAACTAGGGTATCTGACCAAGTACGAAGCGGCATGCTATCGTCGTCGCCTTGTGGCTCACGGTATATAACAAACCAAAATGGAATACCGTTAGAAGGCTAAGAAGAAGCCACAAGCTATCAAGGAGAAGAAGAAAGAACAAGAGCCATCCACCAGAGCAGTTGCGAAAATCGCACAGGCAGTGGTCAAGGAGGAGAAGAAATATCAGGAGAAGTTCAAGCGCGGACACCCTAAAGATCACGAGCACAACAAGAAATTGTTTGGTGAGCTCATGGAAGACTGGTAGAAAATGCTTATAGCTAAACATGCTCCCGGGATATACAATGCCCCGTTCATGTAGGCTATGGGTGTCTCGACCCTGACCACCGGTCTCGTCAAAGCTTCATTCTCCCTCACCCAGGCCCTGGATCTTGCGGATGGAACCCAGAAGCCGATCGGCTCCCAGGATTACGTCGTGTTGATGTATTCCCCATCACAGTCGGTTGCTTATGGGGCGGGCGCGTCATCTGAATTGCCCGTAACATCCAAGAGGAGCGGTTTCTCGATCTTCCAATCTTCGGGCACCATACAGGTCATAAATGCTAGTCAGATATTCACAGAGACACGATTCACGCAATCAATGGCAGGCATTTATGGATCTCAAGGACAGACTATTGCCACAAACGCTTTCATTTGGGCATCCCATCTGGACGCAGTTCTTCTGGCAAACAATCTCAATGCAAGTGGCGATTACTATGAAGGCGAGTTCCCATTCTCATCCTTGATGGATGAGTATGGTAACCCTGGCCTGATTTCGATCGCAGACTTAATCAGAATGTCCGGACCGAAGAAGATCAAATCCGAGCTCTCAATGACCAACAGCATGGTGAACAACAACCTCCCAGCACAAGCGTTCCAGAACACAAAGGATGAGGTTGAGAAGGGCTTCGCCACTGAGCTGGTCTCATATATTGTCATCCATAAGGCTTTTACACCACTTGATGCTGACACCAACGTCTCGTACTCACTAGACATTGGTGTTCGCTCCAACTTCGGTGCATTTGTCAGGACTGACGATCAATTCTCGCGAGATATCCTTTCACGGAAAATGACGTTTGATCGCGGGAACTTCAAGGACGTTGTCAAGGGCATCGATCTTTCGGACATCGGAAACAGCCGATCTGGGAGACCCGACGCCTACGGAACGACAGCGCAGGCAGCATCTGGAGCCCCAGAGCTCTCAAAAAGAATTGAAAGAGCTGCCAAGAAAAACAGCAATTGGCTTGCAACCTCATGGGAGTGGATCAAGGACTTCTACTCAAGCGCAAAGCCTGTCGTACAGACAGCACTCGAGGTTGCATCCATCGCAGGGTTGTTAGCACCGGCTCCAAAGCAGCAGATGGTGGACGTGCAAATGGCACGCTACCAGATTCGCACAGCAATCGGTGCTGTCAAGGCTTACAAGGATTTCAGCGATGAGACCTTGGAAGTCTACAACTTCCTTGCTGGCGTCTACACCAGACTCGGACAAATCAATCAGAATTTTGTGCCAGCTGATGATTTGTTCTAGTTGACCTCCAATGAGGTTTCAGTAGACGCCCACCAACAACCCCAGGTTCAAGCCGAATGTAGGACTCACACGAGACACACGGCTACGTCTGATCTGGAGGACTTCGACCTCCCCAGCATCAAGGCGCTCTCTCAGCAGAAGAGAAAGAACCAACGGCACTACACGTACCCGGAGCAGTAGCTTCGGAAGTATCCCAC